GAACGTACTTCGTCGTGAGTGACCAGACCATTTTGGAATTTCTGCATATCGTGTAGCTCACGGTTACGCAATTCTTCTGTGTCGATCTCTTCGAACTCGAATCGCACTTCGTTCTGTGGCTGAAATGGGTCCTTGCCCATGGATAGTAGGATAGGAATAATGATCTGTTCTCTAATGTCGGCTTCTAAGATACGTTGGATCCTAGTACAACGATCAACACGAGTCTGATTCATTACAGTGGCAGTACCACGGTTAGCTGTGTTGCCCCTTCCGATATCAATATCAGATAGTCCACAGGAGCTAAGGGCTCTTCTGTCGAAGTGTTCGACATAGTCTTTGATGTCCATGATAGCCTCACCTTGGCCTATCGTAATGATCTCATGGCGCTGAGAGGTAAAGACACATCCTTGAGTTGGTAGTTCTCCTACCTCTGCTCTAACTTGTTTTACTTCAGACGTACCATCTTCAAAGCGTTGAGCTGGATGTTCTTTACTACCTACCTTATATTGGTACAGGGGAAATAGGTGCTTAGATATAAGCATTTGTATAAACTCTTCTAGACGTCTTAGCATTCTAACGTCATCAAGGGCAGGTAGGATCCAGGGTGTTCCAAATGTGTGGTCTCCCTTTCTATTCCATCTGGAGTGAAAGACATTATGAGGTTTAAAATCTTTCTTCTTAGAACCATTCTCGTTGTTCTGGTATTCCCAGTAAGCTATCTTTCCTTTCTTTCTCTCTGGTGACATATGCTGTGGCTCTACGTAGAAGATGCCTGCTATAGGATTTAGTATCTTACCACGATGCATGTATTCTTTATAAGGAGAACCTGGGACAGGAGGCTTACGAACAAAGACAGCCATAGCATTACAGAACTTTGTAAGACCTGTAGCCATATTTTCTATCATCTCTTCTAGGTGGCTACCTGATGTATGTAGTATTTGTTTTACTTTCATCTCTACTTGGTCTACCAGCTCTGCATCAGGACCCTGAAAGCCAAAGCCATTCTTTAGCATCTGCTCTACAGTCAGCCTGAACGTAGTAGCTACATATCCATCTACATCTTCTGCTTGTGTGAACTCACGGAAGTCATAAGTCTTTTCGCCTTGGATGTCCCACCTATTACGGTTGTCTTGGGTAGGATCTTTAATGCTCCTATTTTCGATAGCAGCCATGCCATCTGGAGATCTAATAGGCAAGGCCGAAGGTCTGTTAGCTCCCTTAGTGATAGTAGGGATTAGAGGAGATATCTCGTCCTGTGGGACTAAAGATACTGGTTCGCTAAACGTAAGCATTATAGAATTCCCCTCCTAATCCTGCTCATGTTTTCTCTGTGCTTAGCACATTCAGGAGCGAATCGTGCAATAGTCTCCATGGCACTCTCACCGTTGTTTGCCCTTGTGAGGGAAACTGACGTTCTAAGCCATGGTTCATCTGGGTCAACAAACTCTCCTACTCCTCTTAGCTCTGGGTACTTAGATAGGGGACCCTCTTCATTGAGGGCATCTGAAAAAGCTTTATTTTTCGCAATGGCATCTTGAATATCTTGTCTGGGCTGAGAGCTAAGTTGCTCTATTATAGGGAGTGCATCAGGATGTATATCAGTAGGAGCTAAATCATGATTGTCACATAGCCTTCCCTGTTCAAGAGCAAAGACTATGGCATCTATGATTCCTATTATATTTCTGTACCTGGTAGATCCATTCATTTCCATAACGCCTCCCTCTATTTCCAGCTCGAAGCCAAATAGAGCATCTACTATCTCTTCTATCATATCTTCTAGCAGAGCTTCGAAGTCATTGATTATCTGTAGAAGAACTTGAGCCATATCTAGTAGAGGAGTACAGAATGCTACGTACTCTTCTTCTTCCATCATATGGTCCATCCATTCTAATATGCTCTCTTTAATACGGCCCATGGCTTTAGCTAATTCGCTAATAGCGTAAGAGAGAATAGCAGATCTTAGATCGTTAAATAGGGCTTTAGTCATGTCTTCTAACATGTCTCCCCAGTTAAATCCCATACCCTTTCCAAACACCTTTAGCATGTCTCTAAGGTTCTTAAGGTAGTCAATGTCGTCTACTAAGAATCTAAGCAGACAGCAAACTAACTCTGGTGTATAATTGTTGTTCTGCATTAAATGCATAAAATAGTTAGAAGTTTTACCAGATTCTTCTGCATAGGCGTTTCCTTCTGATATGTAGTCCATGATGTTAAACCCAAACTTCTGTGAGGGATTCTTACCTTGGTACTTTCTAATAGGACTATCGTTTCCCAGTAGAGGATAGAGCTCTACGTCATCTCTGTTATTTGATAAAGGCCTATCTACTCCTCTTACTCCAGGACGCCTAGAAGCTAGGTTGTTGCCTATTCCTTCCATTTTAACTATCTCTTTCTCTATGGAGAAAGTAGGGGATGAGTAGGTAGTATCTAATCCCCTGTCTGCTATAAGTTTCTCTATCTTATCTGGTTCATTAGACGTGCCTGCAAGAGACGTAGATACGTGATTCAAGTTCATAGAACGTATCTTGCCCATAGCGTAGATGACCCATGGGGTGAAGTTCTTTTGTTCTTTCTCCATATCTATTCTCTTCATACAGTAAGAGAAAATAGTCTCATCATCTCCGTCTTCTCCTACTAGCAGGTTACTGATATCAGAAGGAGGATTATCGTACATCTCTGATATCTTCTCAAAGAACTCTTCTTTTAGCTCAGGATCTACTCCTGGTGGTACTACTATATTTGCTAGGGTCTGTGTTTGTGTCTTAGTAAGTTTATGAGCTAGGGCAAATAGTATTACAGCTTCTGCTACCCTAGCTAGTATTTTAGCTATGGTTCTTACTAACTTCTGAGTTTTACTAGTGGCTTCTTGTGGGCTTTGTCCAGGAGTAGGTTGAGCTTCTTCTCTAGCTTCTTCCATTTGTCTCTTGGAAGTAAACATATCAGATAACTTATGGAACTGAGACATCAGGGTGTAGCTAAGAAATGCTATTCCAACCTTTTTCCATAGGTCTTTCTCAGGGTCACCAGCATCATCTGCTGGGCCTTTATTGTCTACGTAGTTATCTATAGGAGCATTGCCATTTAAGATATTGGCGAGATGTCCTATCTTGATCTCATTCATTTGGTCATCAATGCTTCCTACGTTAGCTAAGTACTCAACCACTGAATCCTGATTAGCTGCAGCATTGTCTACTATCTTTTTAAACAGATCCCATCTGACTAATGATCCACTCTCTGATTCTAAGGGATAGTTCTGTATAAGGGCATTACGTACCATGTATACTTCTTGGCTCTGATCTTTGTCAGAGCTAGGAATGTCTATGTAGAGACCTTCTTCTTCTGCTATGGCTGCAGCTACATCCATAACCCTGGAGTTCTTATCCATGGCCAAGGCGAGATTGTCTATAGTTACATCAGCAGCTATTTGGTCGTCAGAAGCTTCTGCTAGGTTCTTTAGCTTTTTAGTTCTCTCGTTGATAGTAGAGTCAACCTCTCTAGCTCTTTTGAACTCTTTCTTCTGCTTACCAAATTTAGCCATTAGAAACTACCTCTCTGCATGAGGCCTAAGTTTCTTGTAGGTACAGAGGCTATGCCTGTATCGTGCTTGTAATGAGGAACTCCATTCTTCCATTCTATATCTGCTTCGTTTACTGTTGTGTGCGCACCGTAGTTAGGACCAGACTGACCTGGATTTCTAGACATGTTAGAGCGAGCAACAAACTGGCCAGGGATAACAGCATTATTTCTACGTCTTTCTTTTTCACGCTGATCCATGCCTGCTATCTCTATACCACCTGCCAGCTTCTTAAGATCTCCTTGGCTTACTACTTCTGCAAAGTTATCATAGTCTAGCTTGCCAAGATCAGTCATCTTCATATGAAAACCGAGGATGGCTACGTACATAGCAGTTAGTGTGTGGTCTACAGTCTTAGCATACTTAGGCTTACCAGTCTCTGAGTAATCCTCAATGGCGAGGTCATATAGCTGTGGAATAATTCCCCAGTCTTCGTCGTCTTCTTTATAATTCTCAGAATAAGGAATAGTTATTCGTCCTTGTTCGAATGCGTTAACCATCAGGTTAATAGCAAATTCTTTAGTAGACTTCTTAACGTCCTGTTGTGTAACAGGATCTTTAATAGTTTGGAAGCCTCCCATAGCTACCTCAACGAAGCCATTCATCAGCTTCATGTTGTTTTGCTGCTTGGCAGTCTTCTTAATCATCTCTCCTTGCATGTCGCCGTGGCCAGCATCAACATACATGTACTGAGCCTTCCAGTGATCGAAGGTTTTAATAGCAGCCCAACAGGAGCTCTCATAGTTATATTCGTTATCTCGTACCACTACCTTGTCGACCATTTTGTACTTACCAGTCTTAGCTTCAAAGCCAATGACTACGATGTTCGTGCCGATCTTTCTGCCGTTCCAGTCGATGCCAACAATATAGGCCCAGCCTTTCTGAGGTCCACGGTTTCTATACTCCATCATGTCATATGGTTCTGTAGCCTTGTTAATATCCTCTGGACGTATCAAGGCTTGTACTAGCGTACCGAAATCACCTAAGTACTCTTTCTTGTACTTGTCTTCTGATAGAGTTTTACGATAGAGGTTATCAGCTACTTTTGTGTACGACGGAGAAGCGTGAGAGTAGACATGGAACTCTTTGAATCCTACAGTCTTATCTACGCACCAGTCATAGAAGAAGCCACGCTTACCAGAAGGAGTAGATGATAGAAGGATCTTACACTTAGGGTCATCAGACATAACAGCAAGTACAGCTTGTAGACAGTCTTCTGAGATGTAGTCAGCCTCATCAAGAACCAGCAAGCTGGCACCAGCACCACGGACACGGTCAGCAGTTTTAGATTGCTTATCACCACCAGTACAGTATCCTTCGTAGCGAGCGCCGTTCTTGAAGGTCATGATATGCTTAGTCTTGTTGTACTTATCGAAGTTATCCTTCATCATGGTCGATCGTTCTAGCCAGTACAGGAGCTTCTCTTCAAACTTCATGAGCTGTGTTTCAAATGGAGCCACCAGGATAACAGTGAACTCATCCTCATTGTTCTGTAGTGCTTCTAGTACTTCCACGGCCATGGTCTCTGACTTACCAATACGACGTCCACAGCGATAGACCTTGAGCTGAGCAGAACATCTAAGCATGTTGGACTGGTACCAACGATCCATAGATATCTGATCACCTTCACGGTCGTAGTCAATACCTTCAGTGATAAATCCTAGTTCAGCAGCAGCCCACTTAACAGGATCTTTCTCAATCTCAAGAACCTCATACTCTTCTTCTGAGCCTCCCATAGAGAGCCAGTCTTCTTTAGACATCTCCATGTTCTCAAGAGAACCTTTACATTTAGGAAAGACATCTTTCCATTTACGGTCCATAGCACGTTGCTGATCATTAAACTCTTTGTAGTCAGCTTTGCATTTATCACAGAAATGCTCTTTTGGTTTAGCAGCTCTTTCTGGGAACCCTGCGTAATGCTCAAAACTTTCAAGTGCAGTAGTCTCTGCATTCTTGAGATTGTTTAGGTACTGTAGTGCGTTCTGATCTTGGGACATGATATTAGTGGTAGGTGTGCAAAAATTGGGCCTCATTTCCGATCGCCCTCTTCATGCCTGATTGCCCAAGCTGTATTGCTCTCATGGCTCTCTGTCTAGTAGTGTATGCCATATTTGAATCTTGAAAGCCAGATTGTACCATGGCAGTTCTATTAAGGTTTCTGCTTCTACGGCCTACAGAAGCTAGCGAGTTAGTTACCCCTGCTCCTATTTCAAATCCTACCTGAGCAAATCCCAGTCCGATAGCAGCTATACCAAGAGATCTTAGTTTGTTGGCATTTTTTAAGCTATCTACTAGATCTCCTCTTCCAGAGTCAACTAACTCTTTGATGATACCTTGAGCTCTAGCTGTTTTACCTTTGCCTATTTCTCCACCAAGCTTACGTATAGCTTTCTGTGCTCCTATTTCTTCTGTAGACCTAACACCAGAAAAGATCTTATGCCACCAGCGCATTGACTCTTTTCCTGGAGCTTGTTTTAATGCTCTTCTCGTAAAAGTGCCTTTGCCATATCTACCTCTACCCCCTGCTCGTTCAGCTCTTACCTCTCCTAGTATCTCATTTCTAAGGCGCTGGTTACCACCATTACCTGTAGTGTCTAGCATATCGTCATAGGATAGGCTATCGAATATGGCTTTCTGCCGTCCCATTAGACCTGCGTTCTTTAGCATCCTTCCTTCGTAGACATTGTCCACATAGAAGTCAGTACCGATATTAGCCACCATGGCTAACCCTGAGTTCATCAGGCCATCAGCAGTGGCAAACGGAGACTGGAATAGGGCGTCTTCTGGGCGCATTATTGACCTATTGCATTCCTACCCATACCGAAAGCTAAAGTACCACCAGCAGCTACACCTGCTCTCATAGCGATTCCCTTACCAGTACTACCACTAAACCTAGTCATAGCTGCACCGATTCTACCAGCATTGACTCTTCCTTTTCCTATCTTATTGAAAGCAGTTTCGAATTCTTTTCCACCTAGCTTAGGATCAAACTTGCCTCTGTAAGCATGCATCATGTTTCTGTTCCAGGCCCTATTTCCTTTCTTCATAGCAGACTTCAAGCCTTCTGTGCCCCAATTTCTAAGAGCACGACCACCGTACTTAAGCCCAGCACTAGCCCCACCTACTACAGCTCCCATAGTAATAGCAGATCCTATTGGGTTTCTCTTAGAGCCAGAGATAGAGTTATAC